TGTCATCTACTGGATATAATTTAATACGAGGAAAACATGAGAGCAGCGCATATTGATGAAAATAATGTCGTAATAAACTATGTCTTAGTAGATGGATTTTCTTCCACATTCATTGACCCTATGGATTCTGCAATAGGCAGTACATGGAATGGAACAAGCTTTGTTCCTCCTACACCTATTCCACTCACTCGTGACCAATTGAAAGCTGCAAGACAAGCTAAAGTCGATGCTTCCATAGTAACAGTGGATGGATTGAATTTCAATGGGGATGAGACAAGCCAATCCAGAATGGCAAGGGCTATTCTTTCTCTGCAAGCTCAAAGCCAAACATCCACCATGTGGATTTTAGCCGACAATACAGCTACCACTGTCACCCTCTTGCAATTGCAGAAAGCTCTTGCAGCAGCAGGAACATACCAAACTTCTGTTTGGAACATCTATTAATAAGGAAGCAACATGAGGAAATTAAAACTCTTTCTCTTGTTGCTCTTTGTTCAGCTTGCCGTCCCTCTGGCTGTTCTAAGAGCAATTTGGGGCACAATTGTTTCTGATGAGGAAACACACACATGGGAAATATTAAAAGCTTACGATAGGCTTGCTAATGCAACATTTAATGGTGATAGTAATGAAACCATTAGCAGTCATGCTAACAGAGCAAGAAGTGAAAATAGGAAGTGGGGCTGTGTGCTCTGCAAGTGGCTTGACAGTATTCAAGCAAATCATTGTAAGGATGCAGAAGGTGTTTAGATGACGATAGTGGAATTATTTATTACAGGAGTTGGTACTGTCATTTTTACACTTCTTGGCCTTCTTTACAAAGCTAATGCATCTAGATTGAAAGATCATGAAGACCAAATCAGAAAGAAGGCTGATTCTGATAGGTTGCATGAAATTGAAGTGAGGATGCAGAGTGAATTTGGCAAACTTGAAGCACGACATGACAGGGAAATGGATCAACTGGCACAACGACTAGGTGAACAAATCCGAACAACAGAAACTAATATTCTTACACAAATACGCCTGATGATTTCTGTAATACAAGGTGGAAAAGAATAAATTAAGGAAAAATCAAATGGAACTTGAACAACTGATAAAAATAATGCCTGATGCGAAAATTCGTGCAGGCCAGTTCCTTGATTCACTCAATGCCACGATGAAAAGATTTGGAATAGATAGCAATTTGAGGCAAGCTGCTTTCCTAGCACAAATAGCACATGAAAGTGGTCAATTGAAGTGGGTTAAGGAAATATGGGGGCCAACTCCTGCACAGCTTAAATATGAAGGTAATGTTGAGCTAGGAAATACTTCTGAAGGTGATGGGAACAAATACAGGGGAAGGGGATTCATACAAATCACTGGCAAGGCCAATTATAAGGCTGTGGCTGAGTTTTTTGGAATAGATTGTATCAACCATCCAGAATTACTAGAAACGCCTCTATGGGCCTGTATGACAGCCGGATGGTATTGGCAAAAGAGAGGATTGAATGCTCTTGCTGACCAAAAACAATTTGACATGATTACTAAACGCATTAATGGTGGAATGAATGGTAAAGCTGAACGTGATGCTTTTTATACCACAGCATTAAATGTGCTAGGAGAAAAATGATGGAATGGAAAGATGTTGCAGGATTGGTAAGTAAGCTTGCTCCCACTGTTGCCACAGCATTAGGAGGCCCATTGGCTGGAGGTGCTGTGAGTGCTTTAGAGGGTGTGTTTGGCTTGACAGGCAATGACAAATCAAATGATGATCGTCAATCTGCATTGGCAGCAGCTATTGCAGGAGCTAGTCCAGATCAATTGGTTGCCATGAAGAAAATGGATTTAGATTTTCAAGTTCAAATGGCTGAACTAGGATTTAAGGATGCAGAGGCAATTGCACAAATAGCAGAAAGCAATCAAGATTCTGCTAGGAAACGTGAAGAAGTGGTGAAGGATAGCACACCCACTGTTCTAGCATATGCTACTACAATAGGTTTCTTTGGTATTCTGGCAGCTATTATGTTTGCACCTATTCCTGCTGGTGTTATGAATATGTTGAACATAATGCTTGGTATTTTAGGCACATGCTGGACAGGCGTGTTTGGTTATTATTTTGGTAGCTCCGCTGGAGACATGCATAAAACGAATTTGTTGGCCCAAGCTAATGCCCAACAATAATTTCACTTCGTGGTAGAAGAGCGTCTATAAAGACGTTAGCCCGTACATCGTAATTGATGTACGGGCTTTTTTTTATTGTTATGCCACAATACCATTCAGCTTGTCAAGAAATTTCTTTGTTTCTTGTTCAGCTTTATCCATTTCTTCCTTAGTGTGTTGCTTATGCACATGCGCAGCAATTTCACCACCGGGCGTCACAATCTTTGGTTTATCTTCTTTAGGTTGTGGAGAGGATTGCAAACCACAATCGATAGCAATGTATCCCTTACCAGAACTAATACGACGAATATTCAAGAGTGTAGCACCTACACCGTCTTCAACATCACCTACAACACCCACAACCAAATCACTAAGCGATTCATTTGGTTTCAAGCTTTTACGCAAATCATGCAAATAATTAAACAAATCTTGACCGTTCACATTTTCTCCTTAAATACCATCCAACAAATGATTTAGTTCGTCAAAGGATTTACCTTTTTCGACAGTTTTCTTAACAGCTTCTTTGACACGAGCTTGGAAGTAGGCTTTAAGATCGGCTGGTTTGAATTCACAAACCCTTGCAGCGGCTTTGAGAGCCTCTTTAATTTCCCGTTCCAAGTCTTTAACTTGCTCATCCAATTCCTTATATGTGTCGTCTTTAGACAAATATTCTTTCAGATGTTCTTGAGCCTCTTTAATAGCTGCTTGCAAATCCACTGCTGTATCATCAGACTCTTTAAAGTCTTTCTGCAACTCTTTCTGATACAGCAATGCTTTAATTTTTGGCACAATTCCTTTAGAATATTCTACCAAAGCCTTCTTATCAACAGGCTTCTTATCAATACTGTCAATTGATTCTGTTTTGTGTGTCATTCATTTCTCCTTGTCAATTATTCCATAAGCCATAGTGTGGCTTCCACATCATAATAAGCTGCTTGCAATATAGCTGTCAAGCGTTTTTCATCACCTCCACCAAGCCCTCCTCCGATGAGAGGCATGTGGACAGGTAGGTGATGACATCTTGCATATTCCGCCACAGCAATTGCTGAACAAGCCACGGCATCATAATCAATGTAGCATACATTTTTATCCCTCCCATAATATTCTTGTGTAATACAATTAGCGACAATTACATTAGTGTCGTCATCAGATGATAGCACAACTTGTCCTAGATGAAAACCTTTTTCTTTATAAATTTCACGATAGGATTTATATGCATAAGGCCACAAATCACGCACAAGCTTTGCAAATCCAGCGCCCATAACACCCTGTGCATTGCATCCGTGAGCTACTATCACCTTCCCTGCCTTTTCAGCTTCTACGACAGCATTAAGACAATCTCCGTATTCAATTGTCAGCATTAACAGCCTCATAAACTTGTTTCATTGTACGTAATTCATCTAATGACAATTTTCCACAAACATTCTTTATCCACAAAGTCAATTCCAATTTTTCAGCAGATTCATTTATAACTTTTTTAATTTCTGGAGAGAGTATTTTTATACGACTTGCATAGAAACCTGCATTTCCTCTAACTTCATGTCCAGTATTTTTATTGAAACGGTATTCATATCCAGATGCATCTATAGTAACAATAATCATAGTGGCAGTGATGCGTTTAATTATTGCCACATTTTTAGATGCTAGGCCTTCTAAAAGAACTTCATCACCAACCTTCAAATTTTCAAATAAACTCATTATTCTCTCCCTGAAAGTAATTAGCCTCCACTATAAACATAGTGGAGGCCATTGTCAAGCTTTATTTACCATCTTCTGTTGTTGTACTAAATGGGCCATCACCCTCATCAGCTTCAGGTGTTTTATTATACACAATATTCATTGGACAATCATCAATCCAAATATCCACCTTAATGCCACGATTCATCATAAACACCATCTTAGCTTCACCATCAGTGAAATAGAAGTCATCCACCTTGTCACCAAGATGAGCTTCCACTACATCACTAAAGTCTGGATTTCTATCTGACACAATGCAAACTTTACAGTTGTTCTTCCTAAATTTCTTGATTATTTTATCAAACAAATCAGGGTCACGCGTATATGTATCATCATAATCTAAAGCTATGTGCATCATTGTTACGTCATCATAATCATCTTTTGCCATATTGTCTCCTATTGACAGGCCAAACACTCCGAATTGGAGCTAATAACACCACGGCTTGAATATATGTAATACAAGCTGTGAATACGTTCATTCAAAAATGCTTCTTTATGCAAAGCTGCAACATCTTCTTCCTTGGCATTCTTTGGAATGAAAAGATTTAGACTTTGCCCTTGGTCAATGTGTTGCTGACGTGTTGCTGCAAGCCTCAAAATATCAGCTTGACGAATTTCAAATGCTGTGAGAAACACAAGCTTCTCTTCTGCATTCAACCAATCCACATGCTGAACAGAGCCATATCCTTGCACAACATCAGCAATACATTTTTCAATATCCAAACCTTTACTCTTAATCAAAGCCAGCAATGCAGGCACCACCCTATCCATTTCACCAGCACTTGTACTTTGAGTGAAACAATAAGCACTGTCAGGATTAATGCCTTCACTAATTCCACCATAAGCCAATGCTGTCGATTTAGTTGGGGCAACAGCCATACGGTGAGTGAAACGCAATCCAGAGCCTTTACACCATTCAGGCTCTCCCAATTGAATAGCAAGCCATTGAGAAGCTTTCAAACTCTCATCATTAATGTGTTTGAATATTCGATTGTTGTATTGATGTGTCTCAAAGCTTCCCCAAGGCATCATATGCTCTTGTAGGTAGGTATGAAATCCTCCAGCACCCAAACCAATTGCCCTACTTTTTTCAGTGCTACGTACAGCTTTTTCCATGCCTTTGATGTGACGAGCTTGCTCTAGGAATTCAGATACAACACAATCCAAAAACACTGTAGCCACAAATACAGCATCTGTACCCTCCCATTCATCACTCTTACTCAAATTCATCCAAGCAAGAACGCAAGTGTATGTGTGTTCAGCATCATTGTGAAGGAATATTTCTGAACATTGCCCTGTCAAGATACCATTAAACACACCTTTGTGTTCCAGATGCTCTACAAAACAATATGTATCATCATATCGACCTTCATCAACAACTTCAAAAACTTCTACAAATCGTTCAGCATTCCTATCAGGCACATGGTCAGATATTTCTAGTCGATGTGTATGCAACCCCAATTTCTTCAATTGCACAATACCCATACCACTAATCAACAACCGTTCTACTTTCTTGCAAGAATATTCTTTATTCTCACCAGAGCCATCATTAGCAGGCAAAAGATATTTTCCAGCATCTCTAGCTTTACGCACTTTGGACTGTACACCCAAAGTTTGCAACATAAGTTGAATTTCTCTCAAAAATTCTGGTTCAACAGAAGCTATTTGCAATGTTTGAGATTTACCTATCCTGCACACTGTCCCATCAGAGTCTAACAGTCCAGCAAACCAATCAAGACGTGACTGTACAGAATAAAATGCATCAGGCACAAAAAATTTCTCTTCCAAATTAGGCACATTGAAATATTCCCTATCTTGATTGTCTTGAGTTACCCAATTCTTTGCATGAGACTCAAACAAATGTTTCAACAAACGTTTGCCGCCATACAAATAAATTCGACTATCTTCCCCTACACTACAACCATCACCACTATAAAAACCATTTTGATATGCTAGATGAAGGTTTTTTATCCCCTCAATAATAGGAGTGGACAGCTTAATAAGCTTGTCACCAGCCTGTAGTTCATGAGCACGTTTCTCTACAATTTTTCCATGTCGATGCCCATTCTCTTTCACATAGAATTTATGGTATTCTGTGCAATTTAATTCATATCCTGAATCAGTGACAACCTTTACAAGCTTCTGGCTAGTTCCTGTCTTTTCCACCGTAACAGTGCTCCACTGTTTTCCATTCCACACTATGGCTTCTTTGCCCGCCAACTCTTTAATTGTCTGATGGCCTTTATTCGTAAGAATAAGAGTTTCTGGAGCAACACAGAGCTGACTGTTATTCACAAACAAACCATTATTCACATAAGTCATAGGACGAGCACGATTAACTTTATCTTTAAAGAAAAAATAACCCTTGCCTGTCACCATCTTTACTTTAAGAGCACGAGAAAAACGTTTCGATGCCTCTTCATCACCTTCATTCAACAAACGAATATATTCATCTGTGATTGTCCAACCAATATTCAAGCTGTCAGGATGCTTTTCGAGTTCTTCAGCCACTTCCCAAAAATCACCATGCATAATATCCAAATAGCCAGCAAAAGCTCCGCGCCTTGCAGTTCCCTGACTTACATCCTTCATACTCTGCACTTGAGAACGAAGCACAGGGATAACACCAGAAGCTTTACCGCCAACACTAATAGCACTGCCACGAGGGCGAATAGGTGTCAAGTCTGTCGCTGTACCAAATCCTTGCTTTGTCAGAACAGCCACTTCTCGATAGGAGTCATAAAAACCAAGAATGGAGTCCTCAATAATAGAGCCAGCACAAGATACAGGACAACCTCTAGTTGTTCCCATATTAGCCAATACAGGAGTAGAGCAAGCAACCCATCCATTCCACAACACTTCAAAAAACTTATCTTCCCATGTACGTCCATCAGGACTTGTTTTAGGAGCATGTTTAGCTGCTGTACGAGCTATACGCTCAAATTGCTCACGAGGGTTTTTAGCTTTATACAAATACTTTTCTACAAAAAGCTGGTAGCCTGCTGTAGCCATCCAGCTAGGCACTGTTCCATTTGCTTGACCTTCTTTTCGATGTTTACTGAATGTTTCATATTTCATTTATTCTCCTTGTTTCCAAACAAACTTCTTTTCATCCCAAGCTTTTTTATATTCACGTCCTGTTTTCACAAAGAAATCATTAGCAACATATTTTTGAATCCCGCCATAAAACCAATTTGCAATAGGGTTGTGATTGACATTATAAATTGGAGTGAATCCTAAGTCTGTCAAACAAATGTCAATACGGCTTCGTACAAATGCTTTACATTGATGTGCTGTTATTCCTGTTCCGGGGGTACCTTTTTCAAACAATTTATCTGTAATAGCATCCTCATGTTCTACGAGAATGACAGCACCAGCTTTAATACCAAGCTCCAGATAATTCAAATATTTCTGGAATTCTTCAGAATTGCCATTTTCCATGCGCAATTCTTCAATTGCTGTACGGAACAAAGCTGCCCCACCTTGTTGATGCAAACCTTCATCAATTGTCGATTGATTAATACCAGCTACAACATTACCAATGTAATTATTACCATTACTCTGAAATGATTTCAAATAAGAAAAAGCACTAAACAAAATAGCACCTTCCATCATAGAAAACATCCCCAAACTCATCAAATCATCTTCAGAGTCCACAATTGCATTCAGATGCATCACCCTATTGGATAACACTTTGTCGTGCTCATAAGCCTCGTAAAACTCATCTGTGTCGATGTTTAGAGCTTGATTAAGCTTGTTATAAAATGGCGAATGAACAGCCAATTCAAAAGCACCAAATACAGCAGCCATACGTTGCACTTCAGGACGAGGAAATGCTTTCATTACACGACCAAGCCAATATTCTTCACCAGCAAATTGTTCATATTTTGTGAACAATTTCAATGTTTCAATAATGCCGTGTCTTGCACCAGCAGAAACATTTACACGCAAATCTTGTACGTCTTTCTCCACATCAATTTCACCATCTGTCCAATAGCATGTCTCTAGCTGTGTTTTGGCAAATTCTACGAATTGTGGATATTTTACAACAAACGATGATGTAGGAGTCATTATCGTGGGTAGTTTCATTTATTCTCCTAATAAGTAAAAAGGAACTCACTTTTATTAGTGAGTTCCCATTATATCATTATGCCATTATTTAGGCAACTCTTTTTTACGACGTGAAGGTAATGGATTTTCGACAATATTAGCTTCATGCCACAATTTCAAACTGCCATCATTCTTATGAGGATTGCCTCGTATTTCCAACAAAATTGCTTCAAGCTGTTCAATTTGAGAACGAATTTCTTTTTCGTCAGGGTTAACTAGCTCTGGAGGGAATGCCTCTTGAACATCCTCACCATACATACGTCCTGTAATTAAACCGCCTTGTAATTTCCTTGCTAAGGACAAATCAGAATAACTTGCAGCAATAATTCGATCTTCCACTGTAGCTAAACTTGATTTCAAAAAACTATCGTTGCATTCCACTTCACCAACAAGCTGAAAACCGATAACAACTTTTCCTTGCATATTCCGATGCTGTGAAGGAACAAATTGTACAGGATAGTCTAGGTCAAAGCCGATAATTTTCAAAAATGGAGCAATGATGTTTGCATTAGCCGGATCAATGAAATCCATTTGTCGGAGATGTTTCAAATCATCAATTAGTTGCAAATCCGTAATAGATATAGTTTTCATAACTCTCCTTCTTAATGCTGTGGAATCAAGTCAAACAAATCCACTTGTTCAAATCCTTGATGTTTGCGCACTTTACCGCTTTCATCTTTGATGACATAACGATTATATTTTTCATTGATGGTGCATGTAAAACGACGGTCATAACCAACAGGCTGATTTGTTTCAGGGAATTTGGTTAGGTTATTAGCACAAACACGTTGCAATGCTGTACCAACATCATAACCTTTAGCTTCCAACTTCTGAAGCAATCCCACCACTGTTACAAACAAATCACATGCGCCATCCAGCAATTCCGTTTTATTCACCAAAGCTTCATTTATATCATAATTCGCTGGAAAATTACCTTCAATCAAGCTTTGACGATGTGGGTCAATACTGTCAATTGTCTCACACAACTCTTCAAAAATATAACTGATTTGGTCATCAATTGTATTGTATGTAACATTAGACAAATTTCCTGCCACATCATTAAACTCAAAAACACTTTGTGTTGCTGCCAACACTGTTTCATTCAATTTCATATTCTCTCCTTATTGATTATTTGCTGTGCAGCGAATTTGAATAAATTTATTGCACATTGAATATTCCCGGCGTTTGGAACACCCATTGTTCTGTAATCCACTTCTTCAACAAAGGAGTTTCATGCAGCTTGTATTTAACATTATACTGATATTCTAATGGCAGTACAACACCTTTTTCATACAATTTTAAACCTACATCTGAAGCAGCAAAATCAATGGAGTCGCCTTGACTGAACAAGGATGGGCCACCTAACCAACTCATGATGACAACTCCTTCAGGAGAGCCATCAATCATGAGCTTCAATTGAATTTGCTGCACTCTTTGCATCATTGCAGCAATTGCATTCATAGTGGCATAGCCTCCAATACAGGGACACTATTAATAATCAAGCTCGTTCCAATAATAGGACGCTTCAAATTCACATTGTTGTACGCAAAAGCATAACTCTTGTCATCAATCAAACAGCCTGAGTTAATAGCAAAATACAAACCATTAGGATTAGCCCAATACTTAATTCCAAAGCTTTCATGGAAATGTCCACATACATGAGACATACCCATAATTTGGCTTGTGCGTATAGCATCAACACTCTTACCATGATGAATATAAACTTTATTACCATCTGGTAATGTAATTGTCAAGTCATTGTGCCATTTCCATCCATCATCAACACCAAGTACATCATTATAACTCTTAATGTAGTGACGAGGTATTCCATGCTCTTTAGCCTTGCGATATATCATTGATCCATGATTGGAGTCAATAATATCCATCACAGGAAATAGTTCATGCAATTCCTTAATAACAGGCAAGGCCGCTTCTAGTTCATTTCCAGCAGAATATAAGTCCGGGTCAGAAGAGTGAAACGAAAGGCTATGCTGGTCTAGTTCGTCACCCAAACAAATCACCCTTGTAGGATTGTATTTTTCCTTCAAATTCTTCAAAAATGGAATCAGATTCTTGTGATGATAGGGAATATGCATATCTGAAATAAACAGAATACGTTCATTACAAGAACCTTCTTTAAAGCTACGATATTTTTTCAGATAATCATTCACAGTGGATTTTGGCATATCCAATATTTGAGCAATTTCTCTGCCACTAGCACCATCATTGAACAAGA